GGACTTGATCAGGTCGTAGCAGTCGATTCCCTCCCGGAGGCCGATCAGCTCACTCTGCCGGTGGAAGTTGCCCCAGAGCGGGACGATGGGAAACGTGGGGTAGTTCTCGCCGATGTATTCCAGAGTGCCGTTCGCCGCATCCACGGCGTCGCCGCGGGTGCGGATGATGTAGGGCCGCTTCGCCGACATGACTTCGCCCTTCGCCAGGTTGCGCCAGATGTACTCGGTGTAGCCGTCCGGCTCATACAGCGTTGCGCGGAGCGGCTTGTTGTCCAAAAGCCGCCAAAATCGAACGCCAGCCATGACCGCGCCGGTCTCCTCGTCGGCCAGCGGCGCAAACACAGGGAGGTCTTTCGCGTAGATTGGAAAGACCTCGATGTGGTCCATGTTGAAGAACCCGAAGCACACCCCGGCGCTGAGTGCACACTTTCCGATCTGGGACAGGCGGTTGTCGAAGTCCGCGCCCAGCTTGGCCTTGGTGGCGTTGTTTTTGAACGTCACGCCGTTCGCCAGGAGGGTCTGGTTCTCCTGGACGATGAAGCGGTCGAAGAAGTTTGACGCGACCTTGTAATTCGCGCTGTAGTTGTCCGGGACCGCCGTTCCACTGACTGTATAGAGGAGCTTCTGGTAGTTCCGAATCGTGCGGTTCAGCCGACGGTCATACTCGTCGGCGATCTCCGCCGTTTTGTACATATCGGAGCGCTTGTGGTCCTCGATGACCGAGAGGATAAACTGCATCCGCTCGGTTTCATCCGTCCCCTTTTGCATCAAATCCTGGTAGGTGTAGTACATGGGCGTCATCCCCTTTGATCAGTTCCAGAGCGACGTTCGCTCCGGCTTGTTGTGTTTCTGAACGAGGCGCATCGTGTGGACGAAGTATCTGTGGCAGTCCGCGGCGTGGTCGCGCTCCTTGACCGGGCGGTCATCCGTCGCGGACTCGTCCCAAACGTAGCCCTCCATCTCATGCCTCCAGTTAACGCATGAAGGGCTGATCTTTGTCAGCCCCATCTGCATTGCGGAAGCTGTCTCCCGGATGCCGTCCAGAACGGCGTTGTCGGCCTTCTGCACCCGGTATCGGTGCTGCTGGACTTTCGTACTGCGGACCATCTTCTGCCGCAGAAGCGCGATAAAAGAGGCCGCTGACGGATCAATGATCACCCGCAGCGTCTCACCGGGCCGCACGTCTTTCAGCCACTCGTCCATATCCGTCGCGTACTGCTCGTCGGTTTTCTGGACGCCGGTGTCGCGCCCGGAGTAGTAATACTCACTGACCGCCCACCACACCGCGCCGTAGCGCCTCCAAAGCAGCGCCGCGAAGGCGTTCTGTGTGCCGTAGTCGATGGAGATTGCATACTCGGCTTCCGCGTCCTGCTCCGGGGTGCTTTCGGGCGGGGCCTCGATGGCGTCCCGGTACACGGGATAGATCAGGCCCTCCGCCAGCACCCACAGGCCGAGGATGAAACGGTCGTACCAGACGCCGCTGTACATCCTGCGGTATCGCTCCTTCACCTTTTCGGACAGGCTTAGATTGTCCTCCATGGTGAAGTGCAGATAGAGCAGTTGCTTTTCAGCCGCTTTGTCTATCCACTCGGTTTTGAACCAGTGGGACGGGAACTCCGGGTTGCAGTTGAACCACATCTTGGAACCGTCCACGGAGCATCGGCCTGTGGCCTGGTTGACAAAGCTCTCCGGCATCAGCGCCACTTCGTCCAGGAACACACCCGCCAGCGTGATACCTTGGATGAGGTCCTGGCTGCGCTCGTCCTTGCCGCCGAAGATGTAAAAGAAGTTCTCCCGGTTGCCGCCCCGGACGATCAGGAGGTTGTCGCTGCGGCGCTCGTCCACCGAGAAGCCGCGCCCCGCCAGCATCAGCTTCAGCCAGAACAGGACGTTCCTGCGAAAGCTGCCGACCGTCTTGCCGCACATGGCGAAGTTCTCGCTGTCGAACGTGGTCATGGCCCAGAGCACGAACGACAGGCTCATGGACAGCGTCTTTCCCGACCGAATCGCGCCGTCTGCGATGATTCCGTCAAAATCTCGCACAGGGCTGGCTTCTGTCCACCAGTTGAGTACTTTCCGCTGCTTCTTGGAAAACGGCTGAAATCGAAACGTAGCGCCTTTACTCGCCATCGCCATCGCTCCAGTCTTCCGCGGCGGTTCCGCCCAGTGCTTTGAGGAATCCGTCATCCGTCGCGTCTTCACTCTGCTCGGTGATTATCAGGCCCTCGGTTAGGTCCTTCCACGCCGCAGTCAGGTCTCGTAGCTTGTACTCCGTGGCGAGGTCTTTTGTCTTCTTCGGTCGTTTACCATCGTATTCGTACTCAGTCACGGCCTTGCGCTTGTTGGTGCCGATGCTGTCCGGCAGGGCGTCAATTTCCTTTTCTAGCCGCGCCAGGAGCTTCGCTCGGATGCGCTGGGCTGTGACTGCGTTAGATGCGGCACTCTTCGCGACGTCCTGCGACGCCTTTTCGACCGCTTTGCGAGTTGCGGCTTCTCGCTCCTTCACCCATCCCTTAGAATCAGCCTGTTTTCGAAGCGTTGGATATGAAACTCCGTACTTTTCAGCTAGTTTCCGTTGGCTGATTCCACCTGCGACATACTCTGCGCGGATGACATTCCAGTCTACCCGCTTTTCATTGTTGTCCGGCACAAGTTATTCACCGCCGTTCAAAAGCACGGCCTTCTTTCCGGTGTATTCCTCCCAGCGGTTCACGATAACATCGCAGTATCTTGGGTCAAGCTCACACATGTAGCATTTTCTGTTTAACTGTTCACATGCTATTAGTGTGCTACCACTACCACCAAATACATCAAGAACACAATCATTTTCTTTTGTGCTGTTTTCCAAAGCATTTGCAATCAATTCAATAGGTTTCATTGTTGGATGTAATTTGCTTTCTCTCGGCTTATCAATTTCCCATACAGATTTTGTAAATTTCCCTTTGCCGTAAAAATTATGCATTTTTTTCCATCCGTACATTATCGGCTCATGCTTATAGTCATAATCAAGCCTGCCCATTGAAAATGTAGGCTGATTTTTTAGCCACATCAATTCGTGCTTTACCTTCCAACAAGCATCCGCCATCATCATCATCATCATCATGTGGGTTCCGCCTTGTGGCATCGTTACATATATCGAGCAATCATCTTTCGCATGGTCTGCCATATTCTGAAACGCAGGTCTCCACAACTGCTCACCTATTTCAGCATCAGTCAAACCTTTGTCACCTGCAATTTCAGTTTCTACTCTGTGCCCTCTTTTTGCATGATCCATTTCATTAAGCACGGCATTTTTACTGCCTATCGCTACATTGTACGGTGGATCAGTAAACACCATATCAGCCTTTACCCCATCCATAAGCCTATCAATAACCGCAGGGTCTGTGCTGTCGCCGCAGATAAGCCGATGGTTCCCAAGTTGGTATAAATCGCCGAGTTTTGCCTTCGGCTCTTCGGGTGGTTCCGGGTCGAAGTCATCATCGACCGCCGCTTCCTCTTCCTCCGGCTCGTCCTCGTCATCGGCATCCATGCCAAAATCAAAATCAAAATCCTCGAAGTCGAGATCTTCAAGCTCCTGCTCCAGCACATCAAAATCATAGCCGGTTTCCCGGTTGGTCTCGTTGTCTGCGATGCGCAGCTCACGGATATCCTCGTCCGTCAGCTCGTCAGCGGTTTTGTCGATGACATGGTACGGCATCATGCAGCCGAGCTTGATCGCCGCCAGCCGCCGCCCGTGGCCGATAACGAGGACTTTGTCCGTGGTGATGACCGTGTCCTGCTGCCACCCGGCCTTGCGGATGCTGGCGCAGATGTTGTCGATCTGCTTGTCGGTGTGGATCTTCGCGTTCCGCTCGTACGGCTTGACCTCCGCAGGGTCTATCCACAGCTGATACTTGCTGTGATCGTTCACCCTGTCCTTCATGTGATTGCCTCCGTTTTTTTTGATTTTTCATGTGACACCCGGCTCCCCGCCTCAAGCCATGGACATAAGGGGTGTCTTTTTTCCCGCGGCAACCCGCAGCCGCCGCACCAAATGGGAAAGCTCCCGGCAGGGCAGCACCATACGGAGGAGGTGTAGGACCGCATGAGTTGTCTGTGCGGCTACCCTTTTACCGTGGGCGTTTCCCTGCATATCCCCGGCAGGAACACCTCTGCGGGGACGAACAAAGCCGAAGGGGAGGACTGCTTCTCCCTTTCGGCTCTGTTTGACGCTACCACTATAGCACAGAATTATGGCTCATTGTGGCTCAATTTTCAAAAATCCGCATTTTTTGAAATCTCGTCGATGCCCCGCCGCAGATACCGCTTCGTCGAAGCGTAGGAGAAGTGCATCTCGACCGCGATCTCCTCCAGGCTCTCGCACCCGATGTAGTATGCGAACAGCACAGCATACTGCCGCCCGTCCTCCACGCTGCGGAGCGCGTCTACGATCTCGCGCCGAACGTCGCAGAGCTCGTCAACCTTCTCGTCTATCATGCTCACGATCTCCGCGAGGCGGTCGTATTTGTGCGGGTCTTTGGTGCTCTGCGTCAAGTCGCCGGTGTAGCTCTGCGTGATGCGGGTGAGTTGGTCCCGCGTTCGTTCCTTTGCCCGGAGGAGCACTTCAACCTCCCTGTTGATGCTCCGCGCCCTTCCGAGCCATTTCCGTGTGTCCATTGTGGGAAACCTCCGTCGTTTTGATAGCGCCGCCGAACTTCACAACCATGCTTGGGAACGGGGCGCTGTTCCGGCTCCCGCCGAATTTGAGCCTTCCACGAACAAACACTACGTCGCCGTGACGGCAATACTCGTGGAACCACGCCGTGTCCGTCCGCGCCGGGAGAAGCAGCACGACCACCGTTCCAGGTTTTTGTGATTCCTCCCACGCCTTTTTGACCCAGCGTCCGATCTCGCGTCCGTATGGAGGGTTCAGCCATACAGTCTCCCCCCCCCCATGACTGTGCGAGGCCGTCGTTCTCTGCCGTAAAATATCTGCGGCACTTTGCGTTTTCTGCTGTCGCTGCGGCATCCATCGTAAAGTGATACATCG